CATCTGGGTATTTTTCTGCCAAATCCTTTGCCAGCTCTGCTGCAAGGTTTCCCAGCACCTTATTACCACATTTCACATATGCGGCAGGCTCTCCATTAAAGATATATTTTTCTACCTCTACCTCTTCATCTCCCGTCATGCTGCTTAAAATGTCTTGTCTGTTTTCTCCGTCCTCATTGTCATAAGTAACACCCACTAATTTTGTGCGTATCGTCTCTGCTATCCGCTCATTTGCAGATGCAGGCGCAACGTGTGACACTGATTTTTTATCTGTCTGCTGCCCTGCTTTTCCTTTCGCTCCCACAAATGCGCATACTGCGGCAATTACCAGACAGCCTACCCCGCCCGTGACATTCCCGGACGGCAGCGCAACTGCTCCACTTACTGCAAATAATGCAGCTACTCCATAAAAAATCATTTTCCTTTTTCCCATAATAAGCCCTCTCTTTCTGTTATTTGTCTTTCTGTTCATCAATCAACGGGCAATCTTTCCTATTTCCCTCTTCCGGGCAAATAGGTCTATTCCCCAATGCTGCACAATGATACTTTTCCCCTTTGCTAAAACTAAGCATACAGTGTGCGCAATTTGCGCCCTTTATATCATCAAATGATAATACCAGAATTTTTTTCATTTTCTTACCTCTATCTCTAAAATTTCATCAGCAGATGCGTTAAGCTCTCTACAAATTTTTACCAGCATTTCTACTGTTGGTACGTGCGCCCCGTTCTCCCAGCGGCTAATATCCTTTTGATGTACTTGCAGGCGTTCCGCAAGTTCTTTCTGTGAAACGCCTGCTGCCTTTCTTGCTGCTCTTATATTTTCGCCTATCATTCTTTACCTCTTTTCTCTTTCGCTCTCATTGCCAGCGCTACCAGCAGCTTTACCAGCCCTACAGCTACTAAAAATATGCCCAACTTCAAAATCATGCTCTTTACTCGGCTTTGGGTTTATGATATATTTTAAGTAGGTGGTGGGCTTTCGCCCACCGGATACTCAATTTAATAGCTTATCTATTATAATAAGTATCGTTCCTACGATTAAGTCTATCAGTGCATTGACTGCCAAATCTTGCCACTTGATAGGCTTTTTCTTATGTTTCTTTTTCTTACCCATTGCGCCGTTTCTCCTTTCTAACGCTTTGCGTTTATTTGTTCTTTTCTCCTTTCCATGTTTTAATTATATACCAACTTTGGTATATTGTCAACGCTTTTCAAAGAAAATATGTAAAAAAATAAGGGCGTGCCGCACATAAACCGACACGCCCAAACACTTATACCAGCTTTGTGCAGTAATCAAGACTTACTCAGCCAGCGCCGCTTTTCAGCTTTCCCCAGCCTGCCGTACTTCCCTTTCCTGCCTTTTCTTCCACAATCGTAAATACACCTCTGCCCGTATATTCTCCCGTTACTGCGTAACCTGTGCCCGCTCCCGTTCTTATTCTAAGGTCGTCTACATCAATCTGCACTTTATACGGTAGTTTCTTTGTTGTCTGCTTACTGTATACCGCCTTTCCGTCCCAGTCATAGACTGTATACCCCTCTTTGCAGGCGTTCTTTGCGTTTTCCAGTTCTTCAAAAGCTCCCAGCTGGCTTGCTGCATCTTTCCAGCTCTTACGCACACGGTACAGCTTTTTAATGGCAGGCGCTACCGCTCCCCCTGCGTATTTTCTATAGTATCCGTCGCCATATCCTGCCCGCTGTTTCTTTACGTTTTCGCTCTGGTCTGCTGGCTTTTCGTACCCAGTAAGCACCGCATCAGACGCAGCACGTACAGACGTTGCATTTTTCAGAGTATCCATAACAGACTTGTACCCCTGCAATTCTTCCCACAAAAAGGCAAGCTGCATAGCAATGTTTCCAATAGACACGCCCGCAGCTTTCGCATAATCAAAAAGTGCCTGCTTTCTGGTGTAAAAAGTCCACTGCGCCAGCCCATAGCCTGCACTATCATTTACAAAATTACCGTAGCTGCCAGCGTCTACAGCTTTTGTATATTCTTCGTCTCCCATTCCCAGCTTATTATTATAGGTATTCTGCAAGTTACATGGATTAAGCCCACTTTCTGCAAACAGATTTCCCATTAAGCCAGCCACCGCATAGGCATTTAACCCTTTTTTCGTGAAAAAGTCCCAGATTTCTTTTTCTTGTACGTTCCCAGTATCCGGCTTGCTTTCGCTCGTTTTCGGATATACCGCTTTGCCGTTCCAATCGTAGACGGTATACCCAGCTTTGCACGCTTTCTTTGCGTTTTCCAGTTCTTCAAACGCTCCCAGCTGGCTTGCTGCATCTTTCCAGCTCTTACGCACACGGTACAGCTTTTTAGTAGTAGGCGCTGCCGCTCCGCTAATTTTCTTCTTAAACTCGTCCCATGTATGTGCTGTTGTATTATATACATACGGGTTCGGGCAAATCTTTCCCGTAACGTCATAATGCCGGATTACACGGGACGCAGGCACGCCGTATTTTTTCATCAGATATTTTGTAAGCTCCACGGCTGCTGCTACTGTTTCGTCCTCAAAATACCAGTCTTTATCCTCTGCTCCCAGTCTGCTTGTATCCCGTTTCCTTACGCAAAGCTCAATACCGATACTATTTGAATTTCTGCACTCCTTATGCTTATAGCTGTTTGCTCCGCAGTGCCACGCTATATTAGCGTCCTCTACGCTCTGCCATATTTCCCCGTCAAACCCTACAAAATAATGCGCAGAGGCGTTACGGTTTCCCCCTGCATAATACTGGCAATTTTCCTTTGCGCCGCCCAATGCGCCTACATAATGAATTACAATGTATTTAATGCGTGAAATACTTCCCGGATTATGATTGTATCCGCTTATCAGTCTGTTTATTTTCTTCATACTTTTTCTGTCCTTTCTGAATGAAAATAAGCGCCTGCGGTTTCCCGCAAGCGCTCCGTGCTGCTCTGTCTTACTCTTCGGTTACTTCTCCCTCTTCCAATCCAATGTTTGCGCTGTCTGTAAGCCCCTCGCCAATGATATAAGCCACTACAGACGCTCCCGCCATAATCAACGCTGTTACCTGCGTTGCGGTATTTTCTGCGCCGCCAGTCGCTACAATCATCATGGAAACAAACGACGCTACCGCCGTCCATAATTTTCTACTTGTCAACTTTCTTACCCAATCAATTTTTTTCATAATACTTTGTCCTTTCTTTACATATTCTGGGCTATCATGTAGATAAGCCCCGTTGCCAACGCACCAACCACCAACCCTACAACGGTATCAATGGCTTTTTTCTTTACTTCGTTCCATGCGTTCCCCGGTTCTTCCTCTAATCGTCTGATACGCTCGCCCTGTTCTTTCTGTTCTGATAACATATCCTGCATCTGTATCACCAACTTTTCGATAGATGCAGTCAGCTTATGTATCGCTTTTGTATCCTCTTCAATAACTGCAATTCTTTTGTTCTGTCTGTCGTCCTCGTCTCTAATCCGTTCCAGCTCTACTACCAGCGCCTCATTTCCGCTTACCCGTATTCTGTCTCGGTTTCTCCACCATTTACCCACAACCTTGCTGCCCTTTCTTTCAGTTCTCTTGCATCATAGCCCGCCGTCTGCTCCCATTGTTCCAGCGTCTCTACCAGTTCCACAATCAGCGCACTTTGCTGCTGTATAGTTTTCTGCTGTTCTTCCAGCGTCTTTAGTAAGGCGTTTCCTGCCATTTATGAAATGCTGCCCCCTTTCTTTTCCGCTGCCTGCGCCAGCATGATTATTTTCTTTTGTAAATTATAGCTGTCGGCGTGTCCTGCGTGTCCCGTCCAGCTCTGTATACTCTTTTGTAACTGCTCTTTTGTAATCTTTCCTCTTTCGTACTTCTTAATAGTTTTCTTGATACGCTTAACGCTGTCTGGTCTTACTTTCCTATGTGTTGCACGGTGTTTGTATCCAACAAAATCTATGCCATTCTTTGCGGCTAAAATCGTCGTCTTAGGGTTCAGCTCTAACCGCAGTTCGTCTCTTAAAAATCTTTCAATCTCTGCCAGCCAGTACCGCAGTTTTTCCTTATCTGGGTTAAGTATTATAAAGTCGTCCATATACCTTTCAAACTCATTAACGCCCAGCGTGTGCTTTATGTACTGGTCTAACTTATTGAGATAAATATTAGCAAACAGCTGGCTTGTAAGGTTTCCTACTGGTATCCCTATGCCGTCTGGCATCTGCCCGTTATGGTCTATTATCCGGTCTATCAGTACAAGCGCTTTCTTGTCCTTAATGACTTTTCTTATCTCTGCCTTAAGTATCTCGTGTGTGATGCTCTGGAAGTAGTGGTGTATGTCTGCTTTGATTGCATATAGCGGCTGGTCTTTATGGCGCTTGTCCCAATCATATAGCCAGCGTTGCAGCGTATCAGAGGCAGCGTGCATACCTTTATCTTTCCGGCAGGCGTAAGAATGATAAATAAACCTTTTATTAAAAATAGGCTCTAATACATTGTTTATAGCGTGCTGTATTACTCTGTCGTAGAACGGCAGCGCCATTATCTGCCTCTCTTTTGGCTCATATACTTTAAAATACCGATACTCTCCCGGCTCATAGGTAAGCCCTAAAATATCATTGCGTACCCGTTCCAGATTTTCTTCTTTGTCTTTGGTAAATATCAGCACATCTTTTCTGTATCTCTTGCATTTTCTCGCTTTATTGTAGGCTTTTTGTATGTTTCCACTGTCTGCCATAGCCTCAATAAGCGTAACCGCCTTTCCGTCCCGGTCTTTTATATGCCCTATTCGTTTCATTATAAAAAGCTCCTGCCTTTCGCCGCAGCTACTAACCAGCAGCCTTACTTTTTCTTACGGCGGGACAGCCGCTCTGACTATAGGCTATTAAGTATTAACCTATCTTGCTAGTGTTCCGTAGATACGCTAAGCCTAAAATACTTTCACTAAGTCACACGCCCCACGCACGCCAATATTCGTGTTGACATTCCACGGGTAATTGTTGCAATTCACGGCACGTGCGCCCGCATTAGCGCCATTGTTCCAGTTGCCGCCCGCTATCAGCGCCGCCAGAGGGCTGTAGTAAGCAGCTGCCCCATTTCTATTTATACTACTTTGTAGCCTTTACCTCTTCTATAATTTCTGCCAGCATTACGCCCAGTTCCTTTAATTTCCTACAGCTTACGCCGTAATGCTGGGCGTTCATTGCGCTATATCCTAAGTCATTTGCCAGCCGCAGCAATTCCTTACTTTGCTGCAATGCCGTATCCGCTGCATATAAATGGCTCTTTGTTGCCGTTTTCTGCCACTTGATAACGTCTTGCAGCATTTCCAGTATTGCGTTTCTGGTCGCTGTCTGTAAGCTGAATTTTTCATACTTCGGATATTTGCTTAGCAATGGATAAATGTATAGCAGAAAATCATATATTTTCTGGTGCAGTCTGTCGCTCTTGTCTCTGGTCGTCATTTTCTCTACCCTCTTGTATCGGCTGGGCTTTCGCCCGCCGTCTACAGACTGTCACACGCCCCACGCACGCCAATACTCGTGCTGACATTCCACGGGTAATTGTTGCAATTCACGGCACGTGCGCCCGCACTAGCGCCATCGTGCCAGTTGCCGCCCGCTATCAGCGCCGCCAGAGAATAAGCGTAATACTGATAGATATTACCAACGTCGTACTTTGTACCCTCATCACGTAACGGGCTTTTTAAGTCCCAGCCCCAGCCCTCGCTTGCATGGTAATCTTTATTTGTTGCGTGTTCTGCTCTGGTAATCAAATCGTTAAGCCATTCCCATACTCGCCCTACGGCATCTACGCAGCCAACGGCAGAAACGGCATTTACTACGCTGCCAGTTACTCCACGCTGTGTATTTGAGCTTGCGCTCCATGCGTTTGTATTATTCTCTGCCAATCCCTGCGGGCTGCCAAAAGCATAGGCGCAAAACTCGCTGTAATCCGGCATACGCTTGCCGCTCTTCATCAGCCTTTCTGTAAATCTGTACCAGTTCATGCCCTCTGTGCCAGTCATAGGCGCACAATTATACTCTGATTTTAAGCCCTCTGCCCCGTCGTCTGAATTAAGGTAAATATCTACCCATGTGCCGCCCCCTAAATATACCATTCCCTCTGGGTTACATTTTGGGCGGTGTCCCATAGTCCATACGCTACGTGGTACAATTCCGTTGCTTACTGCACTTT